GGACGAACAGTCCGCTCAGCTTAAAACGTACACTGGAGCCAGGAAGGCCCAGTGATCCCTTATGGAATAGCGCTGGCTGTCGAAGTATAGGCGTGTTGCGACAACTCTGCCTTTGTCGACGACTGGCAATTCAGATGTGCGGAGTTCATCCCCCACATCTTCACCACCACCAAACCGTCTTTCCCATAGCCAATATCGGAACCCACCATGTTGGGACGTCGCTTGATGCGTTGTCTCGTAACGAAGGGCTTCGACACACCATGCTTGCCTGCTGCGGTTCCACTTGGCCCCGTTAAGGTGCCAAGGCGACCACAGCGTACCCGCGAGGCCCGGAGGGCCCCAGTGTTTCTTGGGTACTGCACTACGGCAAGCTCGGAGAACGGCTTCGAGATGCGGCTCCTCTCGCTGTCCATTAGCAAGCCAGAGGCTCACTTTATTATGGAGGTTGATTAGATCCACTATCGTACGAAGTGGCTTTTTGAGATAAAACGGTGTTACGTTCCGACCAGCGTAGTAGTGCCCGCCGCATGACTCCCTGAACCGGCCCACCCAATGGCTTTTCTTAGCATTGAATGTGAGACCACAGTGAGTGAACACCTCCCGAAGGAGGTCAACGGCACTTGCGGGACAGATGATATCGTCCCCATAGACACTTACTTCCTTCACGCTGGAAGGCACGCCAAGAACCAGACAGGTCGCCTTCGTCAGGGCCCAGAATATCAGGGTCTCCATCTCAAAGGTGAAACCGTTTCCCATAGCAGAGAACATCTCATAACGGCCGGTCGGCCGATCGCGACGATGTTCCTTGTTCCACTCCCACCAATCGGCTCGCAGAGCCTTCATGTGGGTCAACCAGTCCCCTGCGTGCGCGTACAGGAGCTCTACTAGCGCGTAGGCGATCGTCGAACTTGCGTTCTTCAGATCCACCGTTGCCAGGTCACCCGTGAGGGATCCCTGCTTGGCTAGTTGTTGGTGGTGCTGTTGGGCGTCCTTATGAAGCAGTCCAACCCGTTGGAGCCTGCGGCGGTGACACTTGCCGAGACCCTTCTGGAAGAAGACGTTCATTGTAGGTCCTTTACCGATTACTCGGTTCCGGACCATGTCCTTATTAACGCTATCCAGTACGTCGCCCATAACTATCCGAAATTGGCCATTGTTACGGCCCGG